TCTCTTTCAGCAGTTGTCATATTAGCTAGTCTAAATGGAGTATTCGAAGTAACACTGATACGATTAACTGCATTAAGTGTAATATCACTACCGCTTTGGATATCAGTTGTACCTGTACCTGTGATGATCAATGAGTCAGTTGTAACACTGTTAAATTCAACATCAGCGGTTGTGTTAAGAGATTGATCGTAAGTAGTACCGCCGCCACCTCCGCCTGACGTTGGATCAAAATATGTAGTTTTCCAAGTTGAAGTTGCTGCTTCATAATGTAATACATGCCCGTCTGTCAATGTTGTTAAATCTACATCAGTTAAATCACTTACAGAAGAAGCTAGTGTTTGTGCATCAACCCATTCACGAGTTGCAAGTGTACCGTCTTCATCTGGTAAAATAACATCTCTATCAGCAGTTGCTGAAAGTGCTTGCAATTTAATTTCATGATCATCAGGCACAGTGCCTTCAAAAATTAATTTTGTATCTTGCTTAATCCAAATATTACCTGTCGGATAAAGAGCAATATCCGATCCACTGTGAAGATCTAAGTCATCTCCTGCTGCACTATTAACTTTACTAGTAAAAACTTCACGCCAAGTTTTTGTACTTGATCCTAAATTATATGTTACATCTACATCAGGTACAATATTACTTGTAATATCTGCAGATATTGTGACCGAATCTGTATCTGCATCGCCTAGTGTAACATTACCGCCTGCTGTAATATTTCCTGTTAGCTGAATATTACCACTAACATCTAATCCTTGTTTAAATTTTGTAGACATGTTTGTTCTCCGTACTATACATATTTATTCTATATAGCCATAAAAAAAACAGGCTCCGAAAAGCCTGTCTTTGTTTTTAAAATAGTAACTAACTATTATGCAAATGCAAGTTGGTTAGTTGTAACAGCAATTTTTGCTAGGTAGTCAGCTGCATTACCAAGTGATGATGCTTGGTTTGATAGCTCAACGTAGCCATAACGTGTCATGAATGATACTGTTGGCTCGAATGTTGCTGGATCTAGCACTGTGCCTGATGACATTAGTGGGATATATGGGCAATAGAACGCTGCTGCGTCTGTTTCTGTTGAACCTTTGTATCCTACTAGGATTGTGTCGTCTGCTGCATACTGGTTTACATATACACGCATTGTGCCGTTTAATGTACCAACGAATTTTGTGTTTGTTGGTGCTTCAAATGGGCCTTCTGTTGTACGTGCAAACGCTGATGTTGTTGCAGATTGTAGAACTGTTAGCATTGTTGGTGAAACAATTGCCCAGTTACCTGCGCCACGACGTGTACGTGCTGCGATTAGGTTTGCGTTTTTGTTGATTAGAACTGCAAGAGCTGCATGTTCGTCACCTACGTATGTCGCTGTACCTGATACTGCTGATTGGTCGTATGTGTCAGCTGCTGTACCTGCTAGTGAACCTAGAGATGAAATGATCTCTTGGTCGATTTCTGCAGTAATCTCTTGTGCAAGTGCTTGCATGATTTCTGCTTCAACGTCTAGACCGTGCATTGACTGTGCGTCTTGCGCTGCTTCAAATGTCCAACGTGCTGATAGCTTACGTGTTTTCGCTTCAACAGTTTGCTTGAGTACTTGAATACTCATTTTGCGTCCTGCTTCACCTTCTAGTGCTGCAGTTGCATCTGCTGTTGCTGATGTTGCGTTACCTGAGTAACCTGTTGCGATTGCGAATGGGCTTAGTGCTTCATCGCCTGCTGTCGCTGTGCCTGCTGTTTCTGCATAACGTACACGTAGTGTGTGAATTTGGCCTACTGGGCCTGTCATTGGCTGAACACCAACGATCTCGTTTGCAATAACTGTTGGCATAACACGACGAATCACTGGAAGAATAACTTTGTTAAGTGTTGCAATGTTACCTGATTGAGTTGCACCAGCTGTAGCAGATTCTGCTAAGTAACGCTTAGTGTTCTCAAGTGTTGATTCCATCACTTGCTTTTTTGTTCCAGTTAGACCGTCGGTTAGTGCTTCTTTGGTTGCATTCCAATTTTCAAATAATGCGTCCATAATCGGTCTCCTTAACTTATACCGGCTAATTTGCGAAGGTTAACAATGTTGTCATCAACATTTGCTTCTGCTGTTTTTCCCCCAGTGACTTCTTTAGTAGATTCACTAAGTACCTTCTTTGTTTTTTGTGGTTTAGTATCTTCTTTCAATACTGAAGGTAGATACTTATTGAATGCATTTTGCAAGTCTGCTGTTTTAGTAGACTCGAGTAGTGCACCCATTATTTCTTTTTGTTGCTTTGAAAGTGGTGCCATCATTTCGTTGAGGGCAGTTTTACGTTCTGCTTTATCTGCTTCGATACGTGCTTTACGTGCTGATTCAGTAAGTTGAACTTCTTTCTCTGCAACGGCTTTATTTGCTTCATCAAGTTGTGCTTTTAACTCGTCCATTGATTTGTTTAGTTTTGCAACTTCGGTACCTTCATTAAGGTAACTGCTCATAAACTCTGCTGCAAATGTTTCAAAAATCTTACGCCCAAAAGTGTTTTCTTTAGCCACTTGGATGTCTTCTTTAAGTGTTGTAAGTTCTTTCTTAATAGTATTTTCAAGAATTCCTTCAACTTTGTTTGCAGCACTTTCAATAAACTTACGTTTAGTACTCTCGATAGCGTGTTTGCCTTCTTTAATCAATTTGACTTTTGCTTCAACTAGTGAGCGTTTGTCTTCATGAAACTCGTTGAGCTCTTTTGTAAGTTGTTCAAGTACAAAGCCCTCTAATTGAGCCATGTTCTTGTCTTGTGCCTCACGGTCTTCGCGAAGTTCATTAATTTCTTTGCGAAGTGTTTCCATCACAAACTCATCAAGAACAACTGAATGCTCTTTCATGTGTTTACGATAAGCAACACGATCTTCTGCTACTTTGGCTTTGTCTGCTTGGAACTCTTCAAGTTCTTTTGCAATAACTTCGCCAATCATTGTGTCCATTGCTTCTACGATTTGCGCTTTGTCATTTTCATAACGTTCCGCAAATTCTTCACGTAGTTCTGCTGCAACTTCTTCACGTAGTTCAGTTTGCTTAGTTTCCCATGCTTCACTGATTGAAGATCTAACCTCTTCGGAGAGCGCACCTGAGCTTAATAGTTCATCTATTGAGTGAGCCATATTAATCTCTCCTATACTTCAGGTTGTTTATAAATTGTGTCACCTCTTCCTGGAGATAACGTTGTGCTCTGTCGTCGTGCTTAACAGCCGAAGCAACATCCATCAGTACATTACCCCTTCTATGATTCATAATTCTTTCATAGATTGGATCGGGATAAGCATCTGGAGCACTTGGATTGGCAACAATGTCTACAGTAATGATCTCGAAATCTTTCACATGACCGCTTTCATTGACGTTACCACTGCCTCTGCTTGACACGCCTAGTTTGACACCGCTTTCCAATAGGGTTTTACAAATGTTTCCCATTGGAGTCGGAAGTATTTTTAGTTTACCTATACCGTTGTTACCATCAATATCCATCTCTGTAATCATGTGTGATACACGATCAAGATTGATGTTAAGGTCGTCTGGGTGGTCGGCTTCGCCTAAAACACTAAATCCTTTTTTAATTTTTTCATTAATTGCTTTAACAGCAGAATGAATTTCTTTAGCAGGATAAATTCTATTGTTTTGGTTACGTACATCACCTTCGATAAAGATACCTTTCATATACAGGCTTTTGCCACCGTTGGCTTCTTCAATAGCCTCGGTGACAATGTTTGCCTGATTATATGTTAAGTGCTCTTGTAAAGACTTATACATAACTTACTTCATTTCTCTTTTTGGCTTTGGTGCTGGCTTTGGGTCACCTGCATCTTCTGGACCTGTTACGCCCATGTCTTTTGCTGCTGGTGCTTTAGCACTTTTTTCTTCTGAGCCTGCAATATCAACTGCTTCGCCGCCCATGTCATTTTTACCTGCAACTGGTGATGCACCGTTGTCTGTATTGTCTGGCATGCTTACGTTAACTTTTGATAGCTCTACGCCTTCTTCTAGACCGTCAAACTCTTCTTCAAGTTCTTCTTCGTCTGAATCGTCGTCTGCTGCTTCGAACGCAACTTCTTCTTCCATTTCTGGCTCTTCTTCAGCTGCTTCATCGTCGCCCATCATGTCTGCAAATGCTGCACGTAGTTCTGCGATTGCATCTTCAACGTTTGCCATTGCTTCTTCTGCTTCTGGTGCTTCTTCTTCGCCTTCGTCGTCCATGTCCATTGCCATGTCCATTTCAGCGTCATCTGCATCCATGTCTTCTTCGTCTTCGTGTTCGTCTTCGCCGAAAACTTCTTCTGCTTCAATTTCTTCTTCTGCTGACTCAATGTCATCTAAGAAATCTTCTTCTGCATCATATGAATCGATTGCTTCTTCAACTTCTTCTTCTGATACATTGTATGTTTCGTCTAAGTCTTCTTCTTGAATATCTTCTTCTACTGACTCATCACTTTCTGAAAGTGCTGCCCAGTGATTTTTTGCTTTTTCAACAAAAATGTCGTGTAGAAGATCAGATGCCTTCTCACGCTCTTCATTTACAAGATACTCAAGGACTTTAACTAGTGAATCCTTGTGATTGCTCATTATATATCTCCTTAAAATATTTTCAGGCTTACCATGACTGGTTTACAATTATTATTTAGTAACCAAGACGTTTTACTAGGTAAAAAGGGTGTAAAAACGGTACTTTTTGACTAATTGTCAAAGATAAGTATATATTACACTAAATTATTCGGAAGGTGCACGGTAGATTTGCTGTACTTTTTCTAGTCTACTAGCATGTTCTACTTTGTGAATCTCACGTTGTTTACGCAATCTATTAAGATGTTTTAGTGTTAATCTACTACGTCTAACATCATTAATGTCACGATTGCTGTACTCATCGTCTTGTGCTTCGTAGTATTCTCTTAAAAATTCTCCACTACGCATTATACTTCTCCCCCAGGCGCTGCAGGTGTTGTTGCATTCTCTGAACCTGTAATCGGTGAGTCACCGCTTTCAGTATCGCCTGCTTCTAAATCTCCCATGTCAGGAACACCTTCTCCGTTGTCTACGTCAAAGCCTCTAACGCCAACACTACCTAGTCCTGGCATACCATCTGCGTCCGGTGATGTTCCTGATTTGTTTTCTTCGAACCATAGGCGCTCGTTTTCTAGAATCTCGTCTTCGGTTAAACCTAAGTACTTGCTTAGTATAAAGCGTCTACTTAGATAAGGAGATCCTTCTAGTCCGCCGAACACATTAGCACGGGCAGCATGTATTTCAATTTCTTTATATTGACTAAAGCTCTGTGGTTCTACAAATTGTATATTAAAAATACTAGTATCAATAGTGATACCTCTGTTCTTTAAGAACAGTTTAAATTCTTTGTCAAATGTTGGTGCAATAATTTTTTGCAGTCTTTGACAATATTGATTGAATCTATATTCTTGAATAAACGCTGTGCCTACACGACCATCTACGTGTGTTGCTGTTCCATCTTCTGGTCCAGTTGGCAAATAACTGCTAGGTACACGCAATGCTCTTAGCATTTTGTTTGTAAAGTAACGCAAGTCATCAATCTGTCCCAAGTTCTCACCGCCTGGTAGCACTTCAACTTTTGAACCTCTACCTTCTGCAGTTTGAGCAAAGAAGTAGTCTTCCATAATACTTAATGGGTTGTATGCAGCGTCCATAATAGTTGTGCCGCCACCTGTTTTACTTGGAATACGTTTTTGGTGAATTTCATTTTTAACACGCTCAACAAAGCCCATTGCTTTGTTTGCTGGCATGTTACCTACGTCTACATAAAACACTCTGCGTTCTGGTGCACGTTGTACACGGTAGATAATAATACTATCTTCTAGCAGTTCTTTTTGTTTGTAAGTCTTAAAGATTGGATCTAAGATACTTGCACCAAATGGATAATCGCTGTCCATACCTTCTGTTAATGCTGCATGGATAACGTGTGTTGCATCAACGTTATATTCTTGAATGTTTCCTACACCACTGTTAGCATAGTTGCCTGAACCCGCACCATAACCGTTACGGTCAATAGTGTTGCCACGCATCATACTATTAACAGTACTATAAGTGTTAGCATGTTGTACAGGCTCACTTACAGTTTTTGTTTTCATGTTTAAGTCTAAGTTTTTAACTATGTATTGCTCTGGCTCTTTGCCTTCCGCTTCATTGATAATAACTTTAGTAACGTCAACAGGGTTAACATAATACAACTCCCATGTTTCTGGATCACGAATAAAAAATTGATCGCCATACTTTACAGCATTACGGAATGTTTTAAATAGTCGTCTGTCCCAGTCTTGCAAGTTACACCACTGACGAAGTGACTGCTCTAAAATTTTTGCTTCACTTTCTGTAGTATCACCTACATAATCAATTGCAAAAGGCAAATTGTTTGTTTCGTCTAACTGTGTGCTAAACTCAGCAATAATGTCAAGGGCAGCATTAATTTCACTGTCCATATCCATTTGGTCATACTGTGCATATCTTTCAACACGGTTAGGTTGACCACTGTATACTTCAGGTAGCCAACTTTGAAAGCGACTAGCACTGCTAGGTTTCATCTCAGAACTTTGTCCTTGATATACAGTAAAGTGTTTTTTCCAACTCATAAGAATACTCTTTTTTCTATTATACTATATTTATCGAAGTTGTCAAGTGTTAGTTAGTAGGACCTGGTAATGTTGGTAGTATTGAAGCAAGACGTCTAAGAACTTTCAATAATTCCTCATTTACGTTGCCACCTTCATTCAATGATCGTTTGAAATCTTCAGATGTTTCTTTCCATTGTGTTAACATACCATCGAAAAACTTATGCATTGGATTTTCGCTATCTTCGCCAAACAAATTATCGATCACTTTTTTAGCCTCTGGGCCTAGTTCGTCACCTTCTAAACCTAGTGCAGCAAGTCTCATTATATCTGCACCAGGAACACCCATTGCTCCTAAAATACTTGCCATAAACGCAACATTTTCGCCATCTACAGAAGAATTTACTTCACGTATTTGATTTAATAAACCTTGTGCACCAGACAACATTGTTGTTGTTTCCGTCATAAAACTAATTGCATCTGTAAATCCTGCAGATGATGGTAAATCTGCTAATGCTTTAACAAATTTAGGAAATTCATTACTAGTAAGATCCATGTCAAATGCTTCAGTAATTTGAGTCATTAATGTATTTCTCAATTCGTTACCAAATCGTTGCATTTCGGCAGCAGTTCCAGCCATTGCTAAAGAACCATCATCCATTGCATCTTGCATTCGTTGTGCAGCATCGTCAATTGCTTTAACACTACCTGCTAAACTATCTGCTCCTGTACTAACGGCTTCCATTCTGGCTGTTAGTAATGCAGTAGCACCTCTATTTCCTACTCTGGCTTGCTGTATTGTACTTTGCGAAGGTGTTAATTCTTTAAATTGATTTGCTAACTGATCTGCAACTCCGGCTACTGTTTTGGGATCTGTACCCGATTTAATCATAGATTCAAGTTCTTGTAGTGCATCTCTTATATTAATACCTTCGCTTTGTGCAAATGCTGCAAATTCGCTGAAACCATCATTCATTGTATCCATTGGTAATCCAGCAAGTAAATTACTCATGGCTGTATCTAACATAGGACCTGCACTACCACCTAATTGTGAAAGTCCTTCAATTGCACTATTGGCTGCAACTCGCTGTTCCTCATTAAGAGATGCAAGCATCGCAGCATTAATTGAATCTTGTCTAAATGCTTGACTTGCTTTAATTCTATCTCTAATGTCTTGCCCGGTCATTTGAGCCATTTGCTCATTTAACTTTAACTGATTTTGTAAACTCAAAACCATTTCATCTTGTGCACGTTTACTGTTTAAATCTGATTGTAATATTCCACGTTTAATTTCGGCTTCGTCGGCAATTAATCTTGCCATTTCTTTACTTGCTAAACCAAAGTACCCAAATTCTTCAGTTCCTTCTCTGAAATTTTTAGTTAATTGTAATAATCTTCTTGAACCTTCGGACGTACTGTCACCTAGTGATCTTACTGCAATACCGCCTTGTGCTGTTATTTCTCCAAACTGTTCTAAACTTAATCCGATTTCAGCAGCGCCAGAACGAAAATTTGCTAAGTCGTCAGCATAGCCAGTTCCAACTCTACGCAAATTAGCCATAGAGTTTCCAAATTCTTCCATTATACCAAATAATGTTCCTAGTTGTGCACCCATTGCACCTAGGCCTAATGCTCCTAAAAAGCCTTCGGTCATCTGACTTCCGGATTCATTTCCAGAAGTTGATACCATTTTATTCATCACGCCGCCACCACGACTAGCAATGCGAG